TAGCTTCAGTTACTTTTTTGGCTGAGCTACTTCCTTTTTTTTTGAGTCAGTTAACATCTGACCTAATCTTCTGCTTCTTGTTATGGATTCTCGTTTTTCCCTGTCAGCTGGTTCCTCACCACCTGTTGCAGGTTCACTTGCTCCAAACTCATCTGCTACTGGTTCTTCAGCACCTGCCTCCGCATCAACTGTTGGTTCCATCTCTGCCGCAGGATCTTCTGCTGGAGCTTCTGGATCCGCACCCATTGTTGCTGGAGCGCCTTCGCCTGTTATAATGGCTACGCCACCTGTTAGTGCTTCTCTTGTAGTTTCAAAAACTGTGTATAGATTTTCTAATGCTGGTTTTACAGTATTAATGAATTCTTCGCTCTTTTCAGAACCAAGTTCGTCTCTGATCTTATCGCCTAATTCTAGCATTGATTCAGTTTGCATTTCTGCTGTATCTTCCATCCAGCCTGTAACTCTGTCAACCATGTCCTTTGCGGCCATTGTTAATGTTGCTGTTTCTTCTGCACCTTCAATAAGTCTATCAATAGCTTCATTCATTTCTTTTTTACAATCATCGATCATAGCTTTTAATTTACCTTGATCGCAATCTGGGTGCATCTTACAAATTTCTTCTTTTGACTTACCATCTTTACACATTTTCATAATGTGTGCTTTTGATGGCATCTTACCTTCGCCTTCTTTAATATCTTTGGCGTCGTCATCTTTACCTTGTTTCTTAAGTATTGCTTTCTTTAAGCCTGCTGGTAATTTCTCTTGGCCTTTAGTTAAATCTTCATCTGCGACAGCTTCGTCTTTTTTAGCTTCTTTGTCTTTTGCCGCTTTCTTCATAGGCTCTTTCTTGTTGCCATCACCATCTATATCAATATAGTCTGGCTTTGCTTTAGCTCTTTCATGCATTTCTTGATTGATAACGTCTAGGAACATTCTACCTTTTTGGTATGCATCACTTGTATGAACTGTATCGAAGCTTTCGTTAGTTTCAACTTGGCTTAATTGTGTACGTAGTCTGTTACGTGCATCTTCAAGTTGCTCATTAGTAAAGTCTTGTAAACGTAATTTCGTTCCAAAAGTTTTTGCTAGTGACTCATTTAAGTCTTTAGCTGATACAATTTTAAGTTCGTTTATTTTCATAGCTCTCGTTCCTAACTGTTATACTTATTTATCATTAGTCGTCAAAGATATACTCGTCTAACTGGCAGATATAGTTCCAAGTATTGTCTTTTGCCAGTTCAAACCGCATTTCCGCGGCGTCTCTACGCATTTCATCGTCAGTTTGCTCTATAGTATGCTTATGAAATAGGCTGTCCATATAGTGTTTTCCTAGGTGTTGATCCAGTCTAAGCACTTCTTTTGCCAATTCAGCATTGTTTTTAGCTCTTGCTTTAGAATATGCTATTGCACCACGTTTGCTAAATGTATGGGCTACCCTTTTATGTGTTGATACATCAAATAGTAAAAATCCGCCCTCTTTTTTGGACTCTCTGAATATAGTGTTCTTGATACGTACTGACTTTCCTTTGCCCTTCACATAGGGGATATGGACCTTCTTGAGGCCACTCTCCATAATCTCATCTAAATCTGCTTGAAGTTTATTCGGATCCATTAGCAACTACCACTGTCATTCCGTTTCTATCTACTTTAGTTATAAGAGCTTTTCTTATAAGTGCTTCGATAACGAATTGTTCTCTTTCAGGAAAAGCATTCATAGGAACAGGATGTTTTACTTTTGCAAGTACTTCCTTTTCCTCGTTACTTGTATGAATACTGAACTCGCCTAATAAATCATTAATCTTCATTATACTACCTTACCAGCCATTGGGTTAGTTCCACCCGTTGCCTGATCTGCTTTCTGTTTAACTACTTGATCTAACTCTTTTTTGTTGTATATAAATGCTTGAGGTTCGCCTTTCTTAGCTAATGGATTTTTTAATGTAACCATATCACCTTTAACATCTTCAATATCGAATTCAGTCTCTTTTCCCGCTTGAGTGGGTATTGCTAATTTACTTCCTTTTTTAAGGATAGCTTGTGAAACTTTGTCTTGTGCTTGTTGGACAGCTTGAACTGCCTTGGTACCTATGCCTTTGGCTTTGTTGGCACCAACCTTTCCTAGTTGAGCTCCCATCTTTACTCCAGCCTTAGCCGCGGCTGTACCTAACTTCGCTCCTACACGACCAACGGCCGCTAATGCAGGAACTACTTCAACAATCTCTTGTTCTTGTACAGGTTTTGTAAAGTCCTTTGCTCTCATTATTTCCTTCTTCCAGTTTTGAATTTCTTTCTACGTGCTGGAGCCTTTCTATAACGTTTTTGTGTCTGTGGCTTGTTCGCAGTAGTAAGTCTTTTTGTAAGTCCGCCAGCTCTTTTAATACGGCCGGTCTTAACTTTCATAACACTTCCTCTACGTGCCTTAGCTCTCTTAATATTTATAGCACTTCCAACTTTCTTCTGTGCGTTACAGGTTGCCGGCTGAGCTACAATACGTCCTTTACGTGATCCAGATGTGCATCTATACTTACGAACAAGTTTGCCCTTGTTCCTACCCCAGATTTGAATAACACCCTCTTTAATTGATTCTGTCATTATCTCTTTGATAAGCATTATCTACTCGCTCTGTTTAACGCCTGTACTCTACGTGAAGCTGGATTTGTACGTTTTGTACGTCTTGCCTTCCTCATCATACGAGCACCTATTCTAGCTCTAGTGCGTTTTAATGTTAGTCGTGCTTTCATATTAGGTGCCGCAAAGCATTGTGACATTTGTTTTACAATACGTCCTTTGCGTCTTCCAACAGTACAACGGTACTTACGCACGACCTTTTTACCAGATCGAGCCCAGATTTGTTTCTCATCTATTGGTTCGTATATCTCACGTACTAGCATACGTGTATTTATGTTTAAATTAGGGGAAGTTTTATATTAAGAAAGGTTAAGGAGTATTACGACTATGGTTGAAAGCAGTCCAGCTACGATTGTACCAGTAGCACCTACGATAACTTTTACCATCGACTTATTACCATTTGTAATATCGGCGTGGATATGTTCTACTTTTGTCTCTATTTTAGACAGACGTAGCTCTAAGTTATTATATCTTTGTTCACACAAATCAACGTGTGCTTCTAAGTTTTCTCGTTCTAAAGTTGTGGCTCTTGCCATCTTTTCTCTCCGTTCCTTAATTTATCGTGGAAGGGGCCTATATTTTAATCGCCTATAATATAAGATGTAATGTTTGCCTATGCATTAATATTTATTTAATGCCTACGTTTCATTATCTACTAATTTAAAAATTATGTTGCGAGTAGCATCATTCTTAGTACGAAACGCATTATTATTTATCGTTATAGTTTCAGTCAAACCAGCAATAACTGGTACTAAATCAAAGTCATCTTTGAGGAAATCAACGTTCAATGCGTCCTCTTGTTCAATGCTGAACTTGAAATACCATAGCCTCTGTTTACCTGAATATTCAGAACCAAACTCACCATTTGTAATATCAACATCTTCAACACACTTAGGTTTAGCGTCGAAGTAAGGGTTTGCTCTAAGGCCAATAACTTGTAGAAACGTATTCCAATTTGCCTGTTGGTTGATAGCTGTTCTATCTTCGCTTCTAAATTTAGTCTGTCCTGTTTGAGTGATATCGATTAATGTTGCAATCTCAAAGTTCATACTCATACTTATAGTCATAAAAAAAGGGCGGAACAATAAATGAACCGCCCTTTATATTAGTTTTAGTAACTAACTAATTAACTTTGGATTACGCCGCTGTTAATGTAGAAGCCGCCGCAACAGTTGACAAACTCATGTCAATGTTGTTTGGTCCTACTGCTGTTCCTAAACCTCTTATTACTGCTTGTAAAGAAGCCGCATCGTGTTGTGATCCATCAACTAAAAGTGTTGCTGTACCGGCATTTGAATCTGTGAAAGAAGATCCAATTGCATTTGTAGCCATCATGATTGCTTCAACAGCCTCATTAGCGCCATCGTCTTCTGCTCTAATGTCTACTGCCGCGTTAGAGGCATTCTTTACTGTTAAAAGGTAAGCGCCAATGTTAGCACTTGATCTGTATGATCCAACAACGTAGTTGCCGAATCCGTTTACTCTTGATATTCCAGCCATTTTATTTCTCCTATTTTCTAATGACCAACACACGTTTCTCTTGTGTGATGTTAATAGTATTTATAAGATTTTGGAAAATTTGTATGTTATCGGCGTTTTTTGGCTCGTTTTTGTAAAGATCTTAACATTTGTACGTATCCTGGGCCTGCTTTTACAATATCGTCTATTAATTGTATTGCAGGTAGGTATTGTTTTACAAAGGTAGATGGAATACTATTTCCACTACGAGCAAGTTCTAAAAACTTTTTTGTACCTACTAAATTTCTAGCACCAACTAAAAATCTATAATAAGAAAGTTCAGGACCTGTTACTGCGATATCAGGAGATGAAATTGTTGGTTCATTGTCTTTGACTGAACGTGTTTCTAAATCTCTTTCAGCTAACAGTTCTTCCATGTAGATGATTATGTCACTGCTTCTAAGTTTGGCTCTTGAAGCTATTGCTAATCTAGTTGCGACTTTCTTTTTATCAAATGTATTCAATCCGCTAAAGTTTTGTAAGTATCTACGAGTGGCTTTATAATCTGCATTGGAGATCTTTAGTGCAGATTCTATACTCATAAATGTTTCATTAGGTCTTGATACAAGTCCTTGTGATAATGTTGTAAGGTATCTATTGATATTGTTAAGTGGTAGTGTAGTTCTTCTTGCTACCATTCTAGCACTATCAGGATCCTTTAATTTTGCTAGGGCTTCGTCATCACCATTAACAAAGTAAATGAAGTTATGCAAGTCAGTACCATGCATTTGAAAACGTTTATAGTTTACATCTTTTGTTTTCTTTGCATAGGCTTTCGCATATGGCATATACTTTGGATACTTGCTCAGAAGTTCTAGTACTAGTAAGGTCAAGTACAGTCTTTCACAGCAATCGTTATAGGTTAGCTTTGCTGTATCACCCGAGTTGCGGGTCATTCTGGCTTCGTATAGTTCTGATAAAAACTCTAGTTCCATCTTATTGGTTCCTTATGCCGCGTATGCCGATCTTTCTCTGTTGCCGCCGTCAGCCATGTAAGCCGCTTTGAACATTCCAATCATTTCCTTTTGATCTTTAGCTTTCAACATCATACCTAACACTTCATCATTCTGTACGTCAGTTGTAAATTGTCTTTTTACATCTGGCTTAACTGCATCTGTAGTTAGCATCATCTTTAATGTTTGTGCTTGTTGTGGAGTGATATCATATTTTTTACCACTGTCACTTACAACGTGTTTGATTGGATTAGGATTTCCTCTGCTGTCTAGCACTTTTCCTAATTGCATAATCATAGGTTCTTTTTTGAACTCTTTGTCCATTCCAGCTTCATCATCATCTGCTGGGTCTATTGCTTTCTTTAATGAATCGATAGCATCTTGATCGTCAGCATCAATTTCTTTTATAAAGTCAGTTGCTTTCATTGTTTATCTCCGTTATCTTTGTACTGCTCTGTTAGCCGCACTAAAGCCAGCACGATTAACAAATTTAATATCACCAGTTGGATGAGCCAGTACATAACCTTCACCACCTGGTTTGTTTCCTATTGATGCTTTTACATCAGCAGGTTGTTTTTCAAGTTGATCAATAATATTATCTTTAACTTTCATAATACCTGATACCACTTGCCATAAAGCACTAAAGGCCTTAATGTTTGTTTTGACATACTCAGTCATCTTTGCCTTCTTGGGTGCAGAAACATTACTGTTCTGTAACCACATCATAAAGTCTTTGCCTAAGTTGTCTAATCCTGAATCTGTTTTACTATTTACATATTGATATAACACATTTGAAAAGTCAGTCATCTTCATTTCTCTTAACTTGTTTTTATCAAGCAATGAATCTAATGCTGATGAATTCTTTGTAACGATTGCACTGATATTGTTAACACCACTCATATCTACTTCAGGTGGTTGTTGTACAGTGACTGGAGGTAGCACCAACAATTGGCTACCTTGAAATATATCATAATCGGTCAATGGCTTTTCACTACCATCTGGGTCAACTATTCTATGAATTACAACCCCTGCTTTACTAACGGAAATACGTTTACCTATGTCACTGTCTGTCTTTACTGTATAGGAAACTATATTTGGTTTAAAAGTAAATGCACCGTTACTCTCTTGTGGTGTGTTAAAATATAATAAGTCGCCTTTGAAGTAGCCTCTATGATCTTTTGGTATTGCGTTTTCAAACACAGGAAATACTGATTTCATATTACCTGCGAAAACTTTATAACTATCGTTAGGTTGTCCTTTACCTCTACTTAATAACATTTTTTCAACATCATCTGCTGATTTACTTTTACCGTCATAACCTTTTGCAACAAAGCCTGACTTATCTGTAAACACAAAGTCACCTTTATCATCTCTACCAAATATAACTGCTGGAGAGCCGTCCCATTTTATTGTAAGTGATTGTGTGTTTCCTTTTGCTAATCCTATTATAGAATCAATAACACGTTTTGCTCCTGCACTACCTTCCCAGAAGATTATATCTTCTGCATGATCGATACGAGCACCTTCTCTAAGAATATTATTGAATTCAGTAAATTTCATTACGGTAACTTCAGTCCTTCTTTTTCAAAGTAGTCTTTAGCATCTTTAACTAAATTTTCATAGTTAGGATCTGTTTTAATTTTTGCATTAATAGTTTCAACACTTCTCATATCGTCAGCACTTGCACCATCACCCATTAAAGTTTTTGCTACTTCGTTCGGATCTTTAGTTACAGGCTCATTAGTAATTCTATCTACTAGGCCATTTGTTGGTGACCATTTGTAACCTTGTGCTTTTGCAATACTGGCTATCATGATCATTCTATGTTGTCCTTTGAATTCACTGTCAGCCGCACCACGTAGAGCAAACTGCATAAATTTAGGATCACCAAACATTAAATCTGTTTGTACAAAACCGTTCTTGGGATTACCATTGATAGGTGTTTTGAAATGTACACTAATACCTGTCTTGGCTATCCAAGCTCTGTCATCATCATTGGGAGCATTCTTATCTTTCCATGCTTTAAGTTTACCTACTAGCTCGTCCTTGTTTACAGTTGCTTTGTCAACCGCAACATCTAAGTCACCACTTGTAGGTTTGATTCCTGTAGAGCCTAGCATAAAGTTTACATGATCTAATCCTGTAATCTTTTCTAACCATTTTAGTGTAGGTTCTACGTCTGCTTTATTAATTCGTTGTGTTGCTTCTGCACCGTCTGGTGACTTGAATACATTACCGCCCTCATTTAGAATTTGCATCGCCCTCGTCCTTTGCTTTTGATTCAATTATCTTGTCTATACCACGTTTGAATTTACGGGGGTCGCCACTTCTAATGCTGTTGATAAAACGTCTTTCAATCTCCTGTGCAGTATCTGAATCATAGCTTTCTGTTATCCTATTAAGCAGATTTATAGCACTTTCGATAATATTGTTACCAGTAGATTGGATAAGAGCATCATTGTTTTGCGTTCTATGGATGCTATTCAATTCTTCTAGTATAGATCTTGTACGTTTTCTCATGGCTTTGTTCCCTTATACTGTATTTAGTGTTATCAAAATAAAATCTTTCACGAAATCGGTTGACAGGTACATTGTTATATAGTATTATAAGTAGTGTAAGACTTAGATGCGGGTGTCGTATAGTGGTAATACCTCAGCCTTCCAAGCTGATGCTAGGAGTTCGATTCTCCTCACCCGCTCCATACCCAATTACATATAAATTATATTAGCAGATAAATATACTTGCAGAAGGAGAGGGCAAGTATATGGGAAAATTTAATAATAAGATTATGGCAGAATTCAACCCACCACGTAAGTGGACATTAGGAAGAGATCTGGCATACACTTCAGCGGACTTGACAGTTGATGAGATAGATTCGTTGAAAGGTGTAGGTGTTAAAGTTAAAAGAGATACCAATAAAACTGAAACAATAGTTGTGCCATCGGGCTTTGTTACTGATCTAGCTTCAGTACCAAGAGCTATGTGGGCCTTTATTGCTCCATTTGATGTAGCCAGAGCGGCAATTATCCACGATTTGCTATACAAGACAATAAGACAATATCGTTGGAAGATGAAGGACAAAGAAGATAAGGATTTAATTTCAAAGGCAAAGAAAGCTTCTGATAAAGTATTCTATCATGCAATGAAAGATGCATCACCTTCAGTACCGTACTGGAAGATATACTCATCTTGGAAAGCAGTTGATCTGTTTGGTAATAGCTCTATTGTACCAAACAAAGACAACATTTAGATTGAGCCTGTGAAAACCTGGTTAGTCTTCTACTTCTTGATTAATGGCCTT